GGTGGGTGGGCAACAAGCTAAAGGACGTTGCAGGGACCGCCGCGCATGACGTTCAAGGGTTGATCTCGACAATTGATGCCAATCTTGCATTTGACAAATTGCAGGCGATGCGCGCGGCATCTCCCACTGGCGGCGCACTCGGAAACGTTGCAGTGGAGGAATTGAACCTGCTGAAATCGGCGGTGGCGAACCTCAAACAGTCACAGACGCAAGATCAGGTTGTGTTTAACGCCAACCGCGTCAAAGACCTTTACATCGACACCGTACACGGTCCCGGCGCTTCAAAACGAATGCGGGAAAGTGCCGTCGCCAGCCCGGGGTCACTTCCGGGCACCTCCAAAATCCGCACTTATAACCCAGCCACGGGACGCCTCGAGTAATGGCAATCAAGATTAAGGCGCCGGATGGCAGCGTTGTGCAGTTCCCTGATGGAATGCCGGACGCTCAGATTGAAGCCGTAATGGCAAGGGAGTATCCGCAGCCGACAATGATAGATCGTGTTGCGGCATCACCTATCGGGCGCCTCATCCATGACAATATCCTCGCCCCCGCCGAGGATATATTCAGCCCCGGCCCTCTGTTCAAAACAGCAATAGAAGGCGCGAAGGTTGTCGCATCCGACATGGCAGGTCTTCCCAAGTATACGCCTGACATGCGCCCGCCGCTGCAAAATGCTTATCAGAACTCGCTTCAGGCAAACCGGAATACGCCGGGCTATGCTCCAGCGCGTCAGAGTGCCGACGCCATGATGACGCAGCGCGGCTCCGGCCTTAGCGATCAGCTCATGGCGTCCGTTATGCCGTCGCTTGCAGGCGTTACTGGCATTTTTGGCGGATTTGATGCCATGAACGCGAACGCCGATGCTCAGGCGGCTGCACAAGAACGCTTTGCTGCCCAAAACCCCAAACTCTCTTTTGTCGCAAACGTGGTCGGTGGTGGGATGGTGGCGCCGCTGCCAAGGTTGTTGCCCAGGTACGCGGATGATAGCCCGTTGTTGTCCCGGCTGTCCGGTGCGCCAAGTGTCGGGCCTTTCCCGCTCAATCCTTACAGCAAGTCAGGAAACCCGGCCCAAGCGTATGTGCAGCGTGTGATGGAGGCGGCTGGCAAGACTGCTGAAGACCTAGCGGCATTTGATTTCGGTGGAAAACCAGTGACATCCGCAGAGGTCATTGGTAAGCCTGGCGAAGTCGCATTGGGTGCGCTCGCACGCAGAGATGGCGCGACGGGCCCCGCCCTTGAGGGTGCCATGACGGAGCGCAACTATTCCGCTCCGCAGCGCATTTTTGGTGACTATGCCGAAGCGTCTGGTATACACCCAGAAGCCGCGCGAGGAAATATTGAAGCCTTCATCGTAGCGAACCAAAAGGCCGCTGACCCGCTATACACCGAGGCGTATAAGCAGAACACCAACATATCTTCGCCGATTCTTGATCGCATCTTGGAGACGCCCGCTGGGAAAAAGGCACTGGCCGACGCCCGCGTGAAAATGCAGAACGATATGTCCCTGATGGGCACCCCTGATGCCGAATTGATGGATCAGGCGCGCGAAGGCGGCACCCTTATCTCCGGCAATCGTGGCGTTGCATCGGGCATGAAACTTCGCGTCTATGACTATGTAAAGCGTTCACTAGGTGACCAGGTCGATGCTGCTTTCAAGGGTGGAAACAAGGACGACGGCAATATAATAAAAGGCCTTAAGAACGATTTGGTTCGCGCATTGGATGATGCCGATGTGACCGCGAAGGCTGGCCCCAATTCTACGAAGCCAGAAGGCGGATTATATAAGCAGGCGCGCGCTAAGGCTGGCGAGTATCTTGGCGCAAAAAAGCAGTTTGAGCTTGGTCAGGATCATATTCTTGACAATAAGCTGTCCGCGCAGGACTTCGCAGCGCATGTTGCCAAGCTGGGCGAAGCTGAAAAACAAGCATACGCAGGCGGCGTTGCGAACAAGCTCTTCAGCTTGCAGCAAACCAACAAGCTCAAGGCGACTATATTTAAAAGCCCGCTCATTGAGGGCAAGCTATCCGCGCTCATGGGCCGCGAAAAGGCCAAGATATTTGTCAAGAACATGGACTCTGAACAGAATATGGCAGAGTTCGCGCGCAAACGCGCACCTGGTGCTGGGTCTCCGTCTTTTGAATACTTAGAAGCCGCGCGGCTGCAAGACGCATCCGGCATAGCCGATTTGGCTATGCGTGCCGGGCAGAACGTGCTGGATCATGGTATGACGCGCGGGCTTATGAGGACGGCCACCGACTATGCCAGAAAGCCTATAGACGCTTACCGCACTCGCGGGATGCCGGTTCCTGTCAGAGACGAGGCGGGGCGTATGCTGATGTTGCCGCCTACCGAATTGGCGGGAATCCTCCAGACCGCTCCAAAGATCAATCCGGGCATATTCAGCAAGCCAAGCATCCCGACCGGGCTGCTAGGACCGAGACGCTAAGAGCCACAGCGCCCAAATACCGAAGATCACAAAAAGCGGGATTGCGTTTCGCCAATTGTTGAATATCGGCTGCCGAACAGGCCTGCCGTCCACTTCCGTCACGGTGTAGCGGGCTTCGATCACTGGTGGTTCGGGCTTTGTCCCCATCCGCCCAACCTACCAAATCATAAGGAATCCGTCCATGGCTGTCTCCATAGCCTTATACGCGCTTGCCGTGATCCTGACCGTTCAGCAAGCCCTTGATGTCATTTCAACAAATCTGGTGATTTCCAAGGGCCGGGGCCATGAGGGCAACGGGTTGATTGCCCGGTGGATGAACATGACCGGCAAATGGTGGTGGACCATCAAGCTGCCGCTGGTCGCCGTGATCTGGTGGCTGGTGCTGCACTTCGGCCCGATCCCGATGCTGGTGGCGATGCTGGCGTTTCTGGCTGCGGTGTATGCCTACGTCCTTATCAACAATTACCAGATCGCATGGCGCAAGTAATTGGCCCGCGCCATCAATTCCGCTGGGCTCGCACTTGTCAAAGAGTATGAGGGCCTGAAGCTCAAGGCATATCTCTGCCCTGCCGGGGTCTGGACGATAGGCCACGGGACCACGAAATACCCGGACGGCAGGAAGGTCAAAGACGGTGACACCTGCACACCGGAGCAGGCGGAGCTGTGGCTGGAGTTTGATCTTCAAGCCGCCGAGCGGGCGGTTTCCTCGCTGGTCCGCGTGCCGCTCACCGATAACCAATTCTCGGCGCTGGTGAGTTTTGTCTACAACCTGGGCGCGGGTGCTTTTGGCGGGTCCACGCTGCTGAAGCGTATCAACGAACGCGCGCCCGATGCGCTGATAGCGGCGCACTTCAAGTCCTGGGTATTTGCGAACAAAAAGCAGTTGCCGGGGCTGGTACGCCGCCGCGCTGCGGAGGCTGCTTTGTGGGGGATCCAGTGAGGATTGTGGAAAACTGGCGTGATGGCTGGCGGTGGCTATCCGTCCAGATCACGGCGGTAGGAATAGCATTGCAGGCGGGCATCCTCGCCTTCCCCAATCTCAAGGAATGGGTTGGGGACACGGTTTCTCAATATGTCGGGTTGCTGATCCTCGCGGGCATCGCGCTGGGCAGGTTCACGGAGCAGAAGAAGCGCCCGCGCGGGGAGTGCAAGTAATGCCGCCATTCCTGCTGCCGTTCATCACGGGCGCAAAGAGCTTCATCGGCGGGCTTATAGATTTCTGCTCCAAGCCGCCCGGCTCATGGATTGCTGCCGCCCTAGCCGTGTTCCTGGCCCTGTGGTGGTACGGCAATCACAAGTTCGATGCTGGCGTGAAGTGGCAGCTGGCGCAGGACGCGGAGTTCATCGCCAACATGAAACCGAAGCAGGCGAAAGCCACGGAGCGCGTCCGCGTTGTCTTTATCGAGAAGGCTGCGGAAATCAAATGGCGGACGAAAACCATCACAGAGAGAGTTCCCGAATATGTCACTCCCAAAGATGATGCTGGCTGTGTTGTCAACAATGGCTTTAAGCGCGTGCATGACGCAGCGGCCGGCGGCACCGTTCCCGGAAGTCCCGCCGGAACTGATGGAGCCCCTTCCGGCATTGCGCTCTCTTCCGTCTCCGAAACCGTCGCCGCAAACTATGGCACCGCGCATCTCTGCGCCGCTCGCCTAGAGGCATGGCAATCCTGGTATCTCGCTCAGAGGGCGCTGGTGAAATGATGTCCACGGAAGAACGTCTCGCCACGCTTGAAGCCGAAATGCGAAACGTGAGCGATGACGTTGCAGAGATCAAGGCATCGTTAAAGGTGCTGGAGCGGATCGCCGCGCGAGGCGGCGGGGCCTTCCACACCATCCTCCTAATCGGAGGGTTTCTGGGCTGGCTTGCCGGTACGAGTGCGGCGATCTACGCGATGTTCAGGCCGCACTGAACATGGGCGAGGGGCCAAGGCGTCACTTCATAATCCCCGACACCCAAACCCGCCCCGGAGTGCCGCTAGATCATCTGGCGTGGATCGCGGAATACCTTGTAGAGCGCAAGCCAGATGTCATTGTCCACCTGGGCGACCATTGGGACTTCCCCAGCCTTAACGGCCACGACCAGCCGGGCAGCGCTCCGCTAGAGAACAAGCGTTACGCCGATGATCTGTTTGTCGGTAACGAGTCATTCAAGACCCTGTGCCTTCCGATGGAGACCGAGATTGCCCGCCTCAAGAATGGGCGGCGCAAGCGGTGGAACCCCCGCAAGGTTTTCACGACCGGCAATCACGAAGCGAGGGCGGACAGGGTAGCCAGCAATAACCCCAAGTTTCTGGGCACCATAGGTTCGCACCAGTGCGACATTCGGGACTTTGAGCGCCACCAGTTTCTAACGCCTGTTCTCATAGACGGGATTTATTACTGTCACTTCTTTTCCAATGTCGGCACCGGCAAGCCGATAGGCGGGGAAATCCACACCCGTCTGACGAAGATCAATGCTTCATTCATTCAGGGCCATGAGCAGGGCAAGCGCGAAGGCAACCGCGTCACCAGCACCGGCAAAACGCTGTACGGGCGGGTTCTAGGCTCCTGTTACCTGCACCGCGAAGATTACCGGATGAACCATCAGCGCCATTGGCGCGGGGTTGTGGAGTTAAACGAGGTTGAAGATGGCGAGTACGACGCCATGGAGGTCAGCCTGAAGTTCTTGTGCCGGAAATACGAGGGGATGCCGCTCCACGTTTTCTGCAAGCTGAAATATCCAAACGGCGATTGGGATCATTTGAAGTGAGGGAACATGAAAGCGCAACGCTGGCCCGCTGAGATTATCACGTACACGGCAAAGAGGCCAAAGGGCGAGGCCGCGCCGGAATATAACATCAAGGTGGACTATGACCCGCAGAGCGGCTCGCCGCGTGGGTTTATGATTTGGCGGTCTGACAAGACCGACCAGGCGATTGACCGCGATCTCTACGAGATCAGCACGAAAACCTCGCGCCTCATGCAGCGGAGGGCGTCATGATTGCGGTGGACATTCTGAAGCAGGCCGCAAGCCTGATCGGCGGGGACCGGGAAAACACCCACGGTCCCAAGCGCAAGAACCATGACAACATTGCCGCACTGTGGACCGCGTGGTTGCAAATCCGCAGGGTGCCGGATGCGCCACTAACTGCGGCAGACGCTGCTGCCATGATGATATTGCTCAAGCTCGCGCGCTCTCAACTCGGGAATTTCAACCACGACGATGGCCTAGACGCCACTGCATACGCGGCAATCTTTGCCGAACTGTCGGAGGAATAGGTGGGCGAGGTTGTGGACTTTGATGGCGCCACTTTGCTTGATATCCCGCCCGACAAGATACTGACCGGCGCGCTGGAAGCCAAGCTCGCGTCCTGCATCGTGATCGGGGAATGCGCCAACGGCGAACTTTATGCCGCCAGCAGCACGGGCAGCCTGGCCGAGATCATTCTGGCGCTTGAGCTTTGCAAGCTGGAGTTTCTCAAGCAGGCGACGGAATGAGCGGCTGGCTGCTGGGGGTTGTCGGGCTGATATATCTGGGCGTGGCATCTGATTACTGGTGCAGGGGCGAAACCGGCATGGCGCTGGCGTTCCTTTTTTACGCCTGCTCGAATTGTGGGTTTATCTTGGCAGGGCTGCGGCTGTGACCCCGGCATTCCTCGCCGCTGCCTACGATATGCTGCGCCTGACAGAGCCGTTCGAGGCTTGGAAACTGCCGCCTTCCAGCGAGTGCCGGTTCAAGGCATCCCGCAGCCGCAAGGTCTGCGCTGACTTTACGGTGATCGGCGGCGTCCCGACTTACCGGATCAGCACGGCGACCAACGGATTTTTAGCCACCATCCTCGCCAGCCTATGTCACGAAATGCTGCACCACCGGCAGGCCCAAATAAATTCGCGCGAAATACATGGCCCGCGATTCCAGAAGATGGCGGCGAAGGTCTGCGCCATCCACGGCTTCGATCCCAAAACATTCTGAATCTGCGCACCTAGCTGTCCCCTCCAGCCGGTTGATGCGCGATGCGTTGGCCCCTGTCCCTAACGGGATGGGGGCCGATTGCGTTTCATGGCAAAGGCTCTGTGAGGCTCGCACAGCGGCATTTGCGAGGGGCGGTGTAGGACACGGGCGGGCCTTGAAGGGGCTTCTGGGGCCATCTGTGGCCGCGTGAACGGAAAGAGAACGCAAGGTGCAGGGGCGCACAGCCAACGGGCCGGAAAAGTTTAGCACTCCATCATCTAAGCCCTTGAATCTACTAGGGCTGATAAACGGGGAATATTGCTAAACGGCTTTGATTTTATTGGGCTGGCGCCTACCCTACCGTTAGACGATCCCCCAACGGGATCAGAGACTTACAGACCGTTTAGCAAATCTGTTTAGCACTTTTGCCCCCGATTGGGAAGGCGCGAAATGGCCCGGTCAGCCTGTAATTCTTGGCTCGCCTGCCTAATGTAATGCTCGACCAACTTCAAGCTTTTGTGTCCCGTGATAGCTTGTATTTCCGGCCCGCCAGCGCCCAATTCTGCCAAGACCGCCGCAGCCGTATGGCGCAGGCCATGGAAACTGAGAGTGTCGGGAAGTCCGGCGCCGATCCTGGCATCCCGAAAGTCGCGGGAGAACACCCTTGGGTGGAACGGCAGGCCGCTCTTACTGGTCAGGATGGTTTCTGCGGTTCGCGGGGTGGCGTCCAATAGCGCCATCAGGTCGGGATGGACGGGGATTGATAGCCGCGCCCCGGTCTTTTGCTGGCGCAGGCGAACCCGCTGGCCGTCATAGTCTCCCCAGCGCAAAGCAATAACGTCAGAAAGCCGCTGCCCGGTGTACAGGCCCAACTCCATCGCCAGCCGCATTGTGGGACTCGCACAGGCCCGCATGGCTTCTAGGTCTTCCACGGTCCACCGTTCGTATGGATCGCCGCCCTTGAGTCTCCCAATGCCGCTGGTGGGGTCCGCCTTTACGATGTGGCGGGACAGCGCAAACCGGAACAGGGTGGATACCACGGCGATCATGTGGTTCGCGGCGCTGGGGGTGTTTTTCATCTTGTCGCGGATGGCGTGCAGGAACCCGTTGCTAATATCGCCCAGCGGCCTATGGCCTACGGCGTTGTCCAGCCGGTTAAGGTAGCGGCGGTAGTCTCGCTGTGTGCCGGGGGCGAGGGCGTGAAACTCGGCACATTTCTGGAATAGGTCTATCGTGTGCGCCACGCTTCCCTCTGTGTATCTGCCTATGGGGGATTCCGGCTCAATCAGCAGCTTGGCATAGGCGGCGTGGAAATCTGGCATTCCCGGCGTTCCTGGGAGCCTGTGGGTCATCCCGCCGCGCCGGAACCGATAGTAGGTCTTGCCCTTGATATTCTGGACATAGACGTACTTGGGCAGGCTAGAATCGCGCGACCTCATCGGCCCAATCTTCCCTCTTAGGCTTATCGCCTTGCAGGGCGTCAATATAGGCGTCCAGTTTGGTCCTGTCCCATAGTTCATGCGGCCCCAGCTTTACGGGCGGAATCCCTATGTGCTTGCGGAAAAACCGGGGGCGCAATCCACAGTATTCAGCAGCCTCCCGGAGCTTTAGCAGCCTAGGCATGGCCGCCCTTCACCACGAGGCGTCTTATATGATGCGGCGTAACGCACCAGCGGGCCGCAAGCTGGGGGGCAGAATATGCAGCAGGGTGGCTCATTGGATTGGGGGCCCCTTAGATTTTCGTGGTCATCATTGACGCGAAGCGGCGCAGGCTGCAGTCGCCGTCCGTGGACTCGCCGCCGTCATCCGGCACCCGGCGAAACTCCACGCGGCTGCCGGTGATGGCGCGCACGATGAAAGCCGCGCCCGCCTCTGCGGACTTGTAGCGTTCCCCTGCCTGTATCTCGTGGGTCTGCATGACGATCCTTAAATGTTCATGCCACAGCCTGGACTTTCAGGTGTGGTGCATTGGATTGAAAAACAGCCCGCGCAAATCCCATCGGGGTGATGCTGCGGATATTGCCGCGATCCTCTGACGGCGGCATCTTGTGCATCATGCTGCCAAGGGTCGGCTCTACCCAAGTCGGCGCTGCGAACGTATCGCCTGGCTTTATAACTGGCGGCATGGCGAACCCGCCACCTGTCCAGAGGCAGGTTTTCTTGGTGTACGGGTCGCCATAATCGCACGGATCAAAGGCGTGGTCAGGGTCGCGCCAGTATGTCGCCAGTGTGCCGACCGGGTTCTCGATCATGTAAGGGGAACCAGACTGTTCACAAATTGCGCGGCAAGCGTCCACGATCTGTAGCGCGCCTATGAGTGCGCCCAAGCCCTTTTCCTTGAACCAACGCGCGCCGCTGACGGCCAAATGCGTACAGGGAGGAAAAGCAAAAACGCAAACGGGCTTGTCCATGTTGGCCGGATACTGCCACTTGGTAACATCAGCCTCGAAATGCTGCCGCGCGCGGTTGACGGATGGCGCGGGTTGCAGATCGACCGTCACGGCATCATAGCCAGCGTCAAGCCACGGCTTCACCATGTTGCCGGTTCTGTCGCAGAGGCTAAGGACTACACCGCGTGACACTCAATCGCTCCCTTACTGCTTGACGTACCTTCCAGCAGACCAGTCAAAGACCACTCCTGGGGGCTTTCTAAATCCACCGGGCCTCTTGATCCCAAGATGCTTGGCCCTGATGTTGTCGGCCTTCTGCATGATCGGGCGGTCAACCGTGTGGGTTTTTTCATAATGGCAAGCGGCGCATAAAACCTTGCAGTTTTCCAAGGTCGGTTCGCCACCTAGCCCATCAGCCCGGTCATGGTCATACTGAAACTTGCCGGGGAACAGCTTGGCCGTGCAGCCTTCGCATCGCCCTTCGCAGCGCGCCCATGCAGCCTTGCGAACCTTGGCTGAAAACTCGGTGCGGCTCATGCCGCTACCTCTGGGTCCCAAGGCAGGGTGACATCATTCCTTGCACAGAACGCTTCGATCAGCGTCAGCAACTCGCCAAACTCCTGCTTGGAAAGGTTGGAGGTGGACCGGCCAATGGGAACCATCCCGCCATCCTCAGATGGCATCCACTTCCCGCCCCTATAGGCGTGCATGAAATAGTCTTTCCAATCCTCTGGCGTGTACCGCTGGCCGTGCCATACGGCACGGCGGGCGACCACGCTGAGGCAGAGCCAGAGCCTTTCGTTTTGATCAAGGCTGCGCTTCGGCCCCCTGAACTCCACGCGCGTACCTGCTGGGGCCTTGGCAACCCATGATGCCGCCTTCTGGCGGGTGTCGGCTGAATTGAGAACCAGCAGGGCGCGGGTCATTCAGTTAACCGAAGATGCGCTGAAACAGCGACCGATCAGGCTGCGGCGGGTCGATAATCACAGATGAGGGAGAGTGCGCGTCTTGAGTGTATGTCTTGTATTTATCATTTAGGCACCAAACGAGCCATGTGCGCTTCCAGTCTACTTTCTTGGCGCACTGACCCGCCTTTGACGCCCAATAGTTTTCAAACTTGATGGCTTCAACGTCGAGATCTATGGGGCGCTTCCCAAGGCTCCGCAAAGACGCAGCCGCCCACCTCTTCCAGTCTTCGCTGACAGTTCTGGACGCCCCCCATCTAGAGCCTGCATTCGCAGATTTCTTTGCTTTTTTAATTGTCGCCATCTGTATCGCCCCACTCATCCCACTCATTATCCTGGTTGCCGAAGGCGCGGTGATATTCGCCATCGGTAAGTGCCGCTTTTATTGAAGCAGCAGCCTGAGAAATGACTTGCTCACGGATTGCCTCAACCACTGGGTCCCCATCTTTAAGCCCCCCCCGCCCAGTCAAAGCCTCTGCCATGTCCACCAGCGCACCCCTGCGAAGCGCCGCAATGCACTCGCCACACTTATGCGCGAGATTGACTATTTCCTGTCTGATTGATTCCGCCATATTCCGCTCCTAAAAAGGTATGGTGTCGTTCATGTCATCGCGGGCGGGTGCGGTCTTTTCACGGCGCGGCGCAATCGTGATCTGGCAACCGTCAGGGCCTGGGATTGGGAGTGCATCCAGATAGACGTTGATATTACCGTTATCGAGCTTCTTGGCGCTGCCGATGCGGACCGCGAACGGTTTGCCGCCCTTGGTCTTTTTCCAAGAGATGGCGTCCAGATATTCGTCACTCATGCTGCTTTCCTTTGAAGTTCATCGTTACGGAGGGAGATTTTCTGATTGATGGCGTTGTATAGAGACTTGTCAGTGTCATGCAGGGCTTCAACCGCCTTGTTGTTTTTCTGAAGCCACGCGGAGAGGTCTGCTTTGGTGTGAAGCGCCGCGATTTCAGCGGATGCCTTGTCAGCCCATTCGGTGGGGGTGATTTTGGCGGGCGGTTTGGGCGGCGTCGGTGCGGGTGCGGGTGCGGGTGCGGCCTTGGGGGCCTTGCCAGCAAGCAGGGCGCGGAGCTTGGGAAACTCGCCCGCCTTGATACCCTTGACGTAAACCTGCCCGTTCTTTTCGTAAGTGTCGCATTCGACCCACGGGCTTTCGAGGTCGTAGAGGTAGCGTCCAATTCCCCAGCGAACCGCAGCTCGCTTGAAGGCATCGGACAGTGCGCCCTTCTCAGCCTCAACGTCACTGTCTCCGGCGCCGTCCGCTTTCCATATCCACTCGCTGTTGATGCGAACCCCAACCTCACACACGGTCTTCTTGTCGTGCATCGGAACGTAGCGGCACTGCCAGCCATCAACCCCGCACACCTCGTCCAGGCGGTCCTGAACATCGCGGGCGTCGATATAGGCAAGCGCCATGCCCTTGGACTTGTCTTTCGTGGTCGAGCCTACGCGCCACGAGATAGCGGCAGGGTCGAAAGGCTTCTTGAGGTCTTCGAGGCTCATGCCGCGCTCCCATAGGCTTGGTTCGCCGCGTCCATGGTCTTCGGCCCCCAGCGAAAATCGCTAAATTCCGGGGCGAAGAACTTGCCAGCGTCTTCCGCGTTTTCGGAATGCTTGAGCAAATGCCGCACGGCGCGGGCTTGGCGTTCCAGGTCGCGGAGATGGCTGGCCTGATCTTCCGGCGTCAGATCGTACATCGCTGACTTTTTGCCGGTGACGTAAAGCACCTTGAAGGGGCGCTCTTTGGCGGCGGCGTACAGCGCAACCTGCCGCCCGTGGTCGGCCTTGATGGACGAGGGGCAAGCCTTGGTGGTTTTCAGGTCTATGCCGAAGTCTTCCCAGAGATAGTCCACATAGCCGATGATCGGCACCTCAACGCCGTTGGCCCAATACTCAACCTTGATCTGGCGAGCGACGGGCTTCTCGAAATCCTTGAGGGCAATGATGGCCTGGGAAAGCATGGGCGTGATGTTGGCGCGTTCCGCATCGTGTTCCTCATCGCACTGGCCCCCGGTCAGTTCGGCAAAGCGGTTTCCGGCCACCACGCAAGCCTGATCCTGGTTCCGCTCAAACAGCCAGTGGTCCAGCCCGCTTTCCACCGATGAGCCGCGATGACCAGCCGGGCCCATCTCGTCCTGCCAGCCGGAAAGGTAGCGGCCAACCCAAAGGCAAGGATTGGCCGCATACAAGTTGAGGCTGCTGGGAGAGAGATGCTTAATCCCGTGTCTTTCAAACGGATTCATGGCGCTGTTCCTTATTTTTTGCTAATGCCTCAAGATATCGTTCGCGGGCACGCTCAGCGTCGATGGCGAGCATTTCCAGCAAGCTTGGTTCATCGTAGACGGGCTCACACGGCCCATCGTGGCGGTATTGTTTGCAATCAGGACACTGCATCTCAAATCCTCCAAATAATTGCGGTCAGAACGGCGAACACCGCCACACAAAGCAGCCCATCCCGAATGTCTATGATCCAAGGCCGCAGGGGCTTGATACGGTCCTCCCACTCCAAATGATCCACGCCAGCCTCGCGGCTCGTGCGCGGAAAGCGGTCCCGGTATTTCGCATGACTGCTCAATGATACGATGTCAGCCACGGTAAGCCTCCTCGATTGCCTGTTCCCATGAGGTTTCGTCTGGCGCGTAGTCGTGGCAAAAATCCTCGAACGCTTCTGCGTCCATCTTTGCGAGGCCGGATGATTTGTTAAGCGCGGCGATAGCGGCCCTGTAAGCATCCTCGGCTGCGTAGTAGCGGGCCTTGATTTCGATTTCGCGCTTCCACGCGTCATCGGACATTTTGCTGTCGGCGATGGCTTCGAGGGAGGACATGGGATAGCTCATGCCGCCACCCCATGCCGAGATGCTAGGAGCCGGTATTCGTGGCGCACCTGATCAAAAAACAACGTGAGGTAGAACGCCGAGCCATATTGTTCATAGTCCATGGCCCGCAGCGCCTTTGCTGGGCTTATGGATCCGAACCTTTCGGCGGTAGCGTTCAAAACCGCCTGCCTGACCATGAAATCTCTGCTGGGTGCGTTCATGGGGTGGCTCCCAAGGCTTTGACGATGGCGGCCTCTGCGGCCATGTGAACTGGGCTATCGGTGCCGCGTTCGACTAACGCCTCCAGCGCCGCCAACAATTCCGGCGCGGCGGCGATAAGGAGGACGTTACCTTCGCCGTTAAACACTTCCGCAATTTCGGTGTGGTCAGCGGTGAGAACGAGATTGTCCTCAGTGCTGAACCAAGGCCCCGGCGTGTGCTTTGTGGTGGTCATGTCGCTTGTCCCTCTTATCCAGTTCACCGACCCACCCGGCGGCTGCGAGTGCCTGGGGGGATACCGGGCAGGCCGGTGATGGGGGCATCCTACAAGAACACTTGCAGGTGTCAACAAGCAAACTTGCATAGACTGCAAGAAAGTTTGGGGCGTAGGGTCGCGGACGCGATCAGGCCGGGGGTTCCAATGCGAATTTTGGCTGTTTTGCTTGGTTTTTCAGTCTTGGCGGGGTGCGCCGGGGTCTACAAAGAAAGCGCTGTGCCGGGGGCTATGGCTGCCTACAACGTCAATTTGGACGGGTGCAAGCAGCGGATTGCCGAGACCGGATTGGACGTTTTCCTGAAATGTGTCCTCGATACCGACCGGCAGTTCGCAGCGGATATAAGCCTGAATCGTATGGACTTATTCGATGCCTACGCAGCCAGGATGGGGATATTTTCCCAAGATGTGATGGCGGGGCGGGTCCAGGGCCAGGACATCCCGGATCGCTTCCACGCCATCAGGCGGGACTATCATCAGACCGTTCACCAGGCCGCAGCAATTGACGCGGAACAGCGGGCACGGATTGGCGCCGCGCTGGCAGCGATGGGGCAGGGGATGCAGCGTGAGGCGGACCGGCAAGCCTATGTAAACGCCAACGATCGGTCGTTTACCTGCACCAGCACGGCCTTTGTCGGCACGGTCAGAACCCGCTGCAACTAGGCTTCACCGGACCCCACGACACGGTGAATTGAGACGATCTCTTCCACCGCCAGATTGAAGGATTTGGGCGGGTCGAACTGCTCCAGGACTATCTTGGCCCCGGAACGCCGCACCAGACGCTTCAGGAAGGCCCGTGGGGCCTGCCCTTCCTCTTTGGGCTGCATCTGGACCAAGACGAAGCACCCGGGCGTCACGGGCTTCCCTGGGTGGATATAGATCAACTCGCCCGCCATGTACCGGGGGGCCATGGAACCGCCCGGTGCATAGACGGCATAGGCGTTGGTTGCCCCAGCTAAGTTCGGTGGGCGGGGTACATGGTCGATGACGTCGCCGTTCCAGAGACTGTACCCGTCTGCCCCACATTCAGCCATTCCCAGCACCCTTATCAGGTTGTTGGGGTCAGATTGCCACAAGACTGCCGGGGAATCCCCCCTGTTTTTACCTAGTGCGGCAGTGATATCGCCGGTTCCGGTTTCCAGCCATTCCGCCGTCACCCCAAGGGCGCGGGCTATTGCCACGATATGCTTGGATCCGCCGCCAGCTTCGACCTGTTGGACAGCTTGATAGCTAATCCCCCCGGCTCGTTTTCCTAGCTCAGATTGGGTTAATCCCAGTTCAGTGCGTCTTGTGCGCACCCTATCGCCCGTAGCGGTCATGAATCGGAACATACAGCCGGTTCCGGTTTCTTTCGCTGCAAGTTTGCTTGTTGACAGGATACAAGCAGGCTTGCTAGTTTGCTTGTATGAACACAGGCATTGACGCACTCAAGCTGGCTATATCGTCCCATTTCAAGACGCAGGGCGGTGCCGCGCGAGCCGTTGGCGTAACGCCACAGGCCGTCAGTGAAATTGTCCGCAAAGGTAAGAAAGTGCCTGCCGAGTGGTGCCTTCCGATTGAGGAAGCCACTGGCGGAAAAATCACCCGCCACGATCTGCGCCCCGACCTGTACCCCGAACAGGTGTCGCAATGATGGTGCATGTCAGTTCAGACCGCTTCGTGATTGTGCTGGATACGACAGAGACCGCTCGATCTGTTGAATGGTGCGACGAGCAAGATCAGGCGGTATGGACACCTGCACCGGAATCCCAGGCTGGGTGCCGAACTGCAAAACCACATTTTCGCCATCACGCCCTGACCGAACGCTTGTCGCGTTGTGTGCGTAATGGATGGCCTGCTTCTCTGGCGGCACTCCTGCCCGTACCCCTTCGGCTATTTGCCCGGCCAGCTTCAAGCCTTGCAGCAGCGTTGAAAGCAATTCTTGCGGGCATTGCATCGTTTCCTGCGATCCATCGTCATATTCAAAAACCCATTGGATCGTTTGCCCGCCGTCTTCGCCACCTGCGGAAGGGATGGCTTTGATGCGCTTATTGGACATTAGAAACACCCTCAAGGCTGCGCCGCAAGATAGCGCGATTCCCGGCCGGCATTCCCACCCCGAACAGGTGCCGCAATGAATTACATCGCCCTCACGCTTTCTCTCGCTGTCGCATACCCGATCGGCAAATTGCTGAACTGGGCGATGTGGATTGCGCTTGAACCCATCACCATCCGCACCCATCGCTGGCAGACGCGCCGCGCTAGTCGGATAATCGAGTCGCTCCATGAGTAAAGCCCTTCTCGCGCAATTGCTTGATCGTGTAGCTCAGGTCATAGACGCTGCTGCCACTGCTGGACTTCGGTTGGTTGCCCGAAGCATTCGCGCCCGCCACAAGAATGGCGGCAATCAATACCTCAAATTCATTCGCATCCATGGCTTTCCCTCGCAAAAACATTGGTTTGCGAAGTTAGCAAAGCCCGCCGTGGCCGTCGAATCGGGTGCCACATGACCACAGGCGCTGCGTTTCTTACCGCCCTTGATCACTCTGGAAGGATTAAATGGCGCGTTATCGCCAGCCACCCCGCTTATGAAGTTTCGAGCGCTGGGCAAATCAGAGTCAAAGCGACCGGCGAGATCAAAAAGCCGTGCAACTCGTGCGGTTACCAATCTATCGGTCTGAGCACAGCCCCGCGCACAAATCGCGTTCACCGCCTTGTCGCCACAGCATTCATCCCGAACCCCAACAATCACCCGGTGATCAACCACATTGATGGGAACAGGCAGAACAACTGCGTTGAAAATCTTGAGTGGTGCACCCAGAAGCACAATATCCACCACGCAATGAAAATGGGGACTTTCGGCGCCAGGCCGTGGAGGCCGGGTCAATCGGGGTGTCGTTCGCTCACTGATACTCAGGTTCACCAGGTTAAACAAATGATCGCTGCGGGCCACCGCCCCATACATGTTGCCCGCGATCTTTCCATTCCCTACTGGACCGTCCAAAGCATTGCCTCGGGCCATACCTATGTTCTCCCATCATCTGGGCGCGGAGCCACAGCATGAGCGATGTGGTCTTGGCAGCCTTTTTCAAAGCACTTTTCATTGCCGTTCCGCTGTTCGTCATCATTTGCGTGTGCCGCCCTTGGGATGACGCGCCATGATCTCACACACATCACGCCATTCCGGCCCGCGATCAACACTTGAGGCTTGGCTTGTCGCGGCGTTTTTAACCGCATGGGTTTTGATCTTTGGCCTGGTGCTGGTCCAGGCGTTTAATCAGTACATTCAGCAACTCATTGGCTGGCGGGTGCCCTGATGCACCACGCCAGAGCTTTTTCAACCGTACCACGCACAGTCGGCGCGCCAACGCTTTCCGTGCCTTTTTCAAACTCAGCTTATCAAGATCACGCTTTGTCATCGCAACCATATTGCGAGGGACAGATGCGCACATCCTTGGAGACGGTTAGCCGAAAGTTTCGGGGCCGCGACGGCAGAACCTTACAGCAACGATACAGCACACGCGACGTAACCCGCGCGGTTTCCGATGTGCTGTCAGACTTCCACGCGAAGGAAATAGCGGAAGCCAGCGGCTCAAGTGTCCGCGCGGCTGAGAACGCCAAGCAGGGCATGAACGCCATGTCTCTGGCCCACTTCCTGAACGCCTGCCGAGAGATTCCAGAACTCCGCGCAATGGCGATGCAGATGATGGGTGTGGACCCGATCAATCCAGACCGCGAGCGGGCGCTTGCCATGCTGGTGAATTCATATTCGCAACAGCAGGGGAGGGGCGAGTGATCCATCTTCGCCCGATCCCTGATGCTCCCCGCAAGCGCGCCGACACCCGCGCCTTGCTCCAGGCCCGCGCCCGTATCCGCGCCGATCTTGAATTGATGAAGGCTGAAAAATCGTCCGAGCCGATAGACACGAAACGACAGCGACGCACTCAGCATTGGTGGGTTCGCGCAGACTACTAACCGTCTCATGGCTGGGGCAAAATGGCATACAGAAAATACAACGCATCACCGACGCACCTTGATGGGCACAGATTTGCCAGCAAGGCAGAGGCTCAGAGATATTCTGAGCTAAAGAACCTCGAAAGCGCCGGGATCGTCTCGCATCTGGAATTGCAGCCGCGCTTTCCCCTGATTGTGGGCGGCAAGGTGGTCTGCACCTACGTTGGCGACTTTCGCTATCTCGAAAACGGCAAGCCCGTCACCGAAGATGTGAAGGGCTTTGCCACAGCGGAATACAAGCTGAAGCGCAAGCTGCTGCTGGCGACACACCCTGGAATTGATCACCGCGAAATCGGCATCCGCCCCAAGCGCAAGGGCCGCGATGTATCCGCCGAAGTCAAAGAGATATTCCGCGAAGAAACGAGGAGGCGCACATGAAGCGGCGCATGAAGCCGAGTGGATCGGCGCACCATCTTATGAAGGCCCTGGACGTTCATCTGCACGCCGAGCGCATGACATTGAAAGACCTGACCGACGCCAGCGGGGTATCATACCCGAGCGTGTGGAAGGCCATGAAGGGCCGCAGCAACATCGGCATCCTCACGCTGGAGGCTTTGTTCAACACGATTGGGTACACGCTCAAGCCGACGCCCCTTCCGCCCAAGAAGGCAAGGGTGGCGGCATGACCTTCCGCGAGGAAATCATAGGCGACTGCCGGTCTGGACGGTGCAGCATGATCTCCCACCCCCACTACCATCTCCACCAAGACGGCGAGGGAAAGCCTCTCGTCACGATCTGCTGGTCCGAGGATGGAAAGCACAGCGAAATCCAGATCGGCGGCGCATGGGCTGCTGAGTTAACGGAACGGCTTTTGAAAGCCGATCACGAACACAGCGTATTGATTCTTGAAGCCGCAATAGCGGAATGGAGGGCGAAGTGATTGACCGCTTCGGCAAGCACATATTCATCTACTTCGCAGACCACGAGATTCTCTGGATCGAAGCCGCGAACCATCTGGACTATCATGAACGGCAAGCCGCGTTCCGAGATATAGCGGAATTGAGCGGCAGGCACCTGAATGATGTTCGCAAGAAGGCGCACCGCCTCAAGCGTGTGCAGAAGGAGGCCGCCGCAAAGGCCCTGGCGCCCGCGCCGAAGCCTAAGCCCGTCTGGATTTTGCCGCCGTCGCAACTCAAGCCGCCGTCCATGGCGCGGCTCATGGGGTGCCGGTGATGGGAAACTCCATGCCTGTTAGCACTTACACGGATCACTTTTCACCGATTCAAAGCGGGAGCATACCCTCTTAGATGGCGGGCATTATTTGGAGTAAGTTTTTTTGGTCCGACTGGCAGGCTGACCCTGCCTTGCGCCTTTGCTCGTTCGCGGCAAAGGGGCTCTGGATGGACATGCTTTGCATTGCGTCAGCACACGACCCGATTGGCTACGTCGCGGTAGCAGGCCGGGGCCTCAATGAAACCTCCATCGCTCGCATGACCGGTGGATTGGAATCTGAGGTCCGCGCCCTGTTAGGCGAGTTAGACCAAAACGGCGTGTTCTCACGCGACCGCAAAGGCACGATCTATTCCAGAAGGATGGTTAGCGATGCCAGGAAGGCAGCAATTGCCAAAAAGAATGGCAAGAATGGGGGCAACCCAAGCCTTTCAAATCACGGGGGAAATCCGGCGTCGGATAACCCCCCGGATAAGCCACCCCTTAAGCCCCATAAGCCACTATCTAAAAGCCATAAGCCAAGTTCCTCACTACGTTCGGAACAACCGGCTTTGCCGGATTGGGTGCCGCCAGCCGAATGGGCTGCATTCTTAGAAATCCGAACGAAGCAGCGCGTCCCAAACACGCCCAGTTCATTGGATTTGCTTATCAGAAAGCTGGAACGCTTGCGGGCTGACGGCGTGGACCCGGTAGCGGTTCTTGAGCAATCCATCGAGCGCGGCTGGAAGGGCTTGTTTCCCATCCGCGCCGATGATGCCCCGCGCCAGCAATCCCGTTTTCCCGAAACCAAAATCATACAGGTGGCATGATGAGCGCCCAAGATGTTCAATCCGAAATTCTTGACCCTATGCAGCGGCTCTACCTGCCGCCACGAAACATGGACGAGGGCCAGCAGTCCCAGGCTTTGCGCGAGTATGTCAGCGCCTTGCAGAACTTTGAGCAGGCGGACCTTAACGCGGCATGGTGCGCAGTCCGCGACACGCACACGACCCGCTCATGGCCCGTTCCTGCTGCCTTCATCATCGCCGCCAAGCAGGCCCGCAAGTACCGCAATGAGGCTGGGCTGGGTCGCAAAGACGCGGCAGCGGTAAGCCCGGAAAACGATAGCTGGGAAGTCTGGAAGAAAATATGCCGGTCGCAGATGGGCAGGGATGCCGTCCAGCGCGGAGTGGCTTGGGCTCTCAAGTGCGCCGTGCTGCACGACAAAAAGAAGCCTGAGCAGATTGATTTGCGCGAGCTGGTAAGCGGGAAGGCGAGCGCCGAACGCACGGCGGCGGGTATTGAGAACGGGTCAGTCCCAATGCGCGCGGCCTACACCTCGATGGCCCTGAATATGTGGCACACGCTGCAAATGCGGGAGACGGAAACCCAGGCTGAGATTAATTACGGCGCCGCCACCGCGCCCAGCTACCAGTAGGAGGAATGCAATGACCCGTCACGCACCCGCCCCCCAATCAGATGATGAGGTAGTTGGCCCGGCAGTGGTGAGCGAGCTTCATGTGCTGGGCCGCCCAGCTACCGACAAGGACAACAAGCCCGTCATCGGCAAGACCGCCTGGACCAAATGGACACCCCTCGAAGCCGCCTATCACAACGGCAAGCTGGGGGAGAAAGATTCATCTGATGCCCGGTCCCGGTTAAATGCGGGGCTGACCTACGCCTCCATTTGGGATACCGCTCAGAGCGGCGGGCGTGACTCTACACAGGCTTTGAACGTTTCCCGGTCTAGTGGAGGCGGTTCTACTTCACAGGCCCAGAGCGACTCGATAAAGGCCCTGGTGGCAATTGACAGTCATCTAGGCCAGCGGGACAGGATCATCATTCGCATGGTGTGCGGTGAGGGTCATTTCCCTTCCGAAGCGGTTGCGATGGTTTCCCCCGATTATGCGAAGGCGACCACGGCACGGTTCAAGGAGGCTTTGGATGCGCTGGCGGATGCCCTGGAAACCGTCCGCCGCAATCCGCGCCGGGCGAATATGGAGGTGGTGGCATGATCGACGACGACAATGGCCCGGTTGTACAGCATTTTAATATTCGCGCGGTCAACGTGACCAAGCTAAATCAAGCGGTTGACTGCGAGATTATCATTTCAGAGGCAGACCATGCCATTGAGAGCATCAAGCGCCAGATCAGGGACGGGGTTGGAGATGCGCTGTGGCTTCGGGACGCGACCAAGGCAATTGAGGACATAGATCATAAAAAGCGGTTAACAACCGCCAAGCTAAACGCCATCAAGGAAAGGGCGGCAAATGCCCCGGCACCTGACCAGCTATTCAAGGCCCGGTTTCTCAAAGTGGCTGAATTGATGCTTCCGGCAGAAACTTATCAGAAATTGCGCGAGGCGGCGGCAATCGCATGAATGGATATTTAAAATTCGTTGGGGATAGCAAGGTCGATCTAACTGATTGGGAATTCAATTGTTCGTTTGGTGATCTAGACCTCAGTCCGGCCATTTGTTCGGTTGTGGCAGAGGGCATCAACGAACAGTTTACCGAGAACCCCCCATATCTGTCTTTGCCGCATGATTGGATGGAAACAGGCGGCGACGGCAACGGCGGCGCCCCGGTGTCTGACCCACTGACGATTTATCTAAACTTGCCGTTCCCGAGCCTCAATTGCGAGTGCGTTATGTCCACGACGCTGGCGGATATGCTTTCGACTGTGATGGGCGACCTGGATAATTCTGGGCTGCCGAAAGATGGCGGGTATTTAGACCCAGAACCACTCCGCAACATCGCTGCCGCCCTCAGGGCGCAGGCCGACCGGCTGGATGCCCAGGCCGTGGTAGAAGAAAGATGGAAGGTTTCATGTGAAACAAAGCCAGAACAAACCCATGATCTGGGAGAACGAAAATAGATTGCCCGCTAGGGGTTGACGGGCTTGCGAAAGTATGCAATTGGTTCGGCTATTGGGCGCATTGCGCCAAAACTGAAGGTGTAGCGCCGAGCGCCGCCTTCCCAAGTACCCGATAGGTACTATCGCGCCTGCATCCTTGCCACTTATTGCGGTGAATAACCCGCCTAATCTCCGCACAACTCGCCAGAGATGGCGACTAAGGGCCATGTCCCATCGCAAGCGTTTTACGCACCAGCAAGAGCGGCGCTGTTCTTGGGATGTGCTTCCGCGCGACTTCGATGCAATAGCGGAAGCCGAGAAAGACGCGGTGCGCGAGGTTCTGCATGGGCACGCATTCGATGCCCACATGCCCGGATACAAGCCTGAGGGAAAATCATGCTGAACCTATCCTACTCGTTCAAGCCATCCGGTGAATGGTTTGTATTCAACATAGACACCGGCAAGACCATCGAAACCCCCCATCTCAAGAACGCGCAGAAGGCCCGCATGGAGTGGCTCCGCCAGCGTTCCCTAACCCCCAAAGGAAATAACTGACATGGCAACCGAAGACCAATTCCTCGCGACCATCGGCGGCAACCTGCGCAGCCACGAGCTTGTGCTGAAGGCTGGCGCCTTGGCCGCAGGCGTCTATACCGCCTCCGTCACCCTCCCGGCTGGCTCGACCGTTTTGGACATCCTGGTGAATGGCGTTGCGCTCTGGAACGCTGGCACATCAGCCACCCTGATCGTGGGCGACACGGATGACGATGGTTTCTACATCGGCGTTAATCTCAAGGCGACCGACCTTCTGGCCGGTGAATCCCTGTCGCTGTCCCTCGCGGGCGGCAAAGAGGGCGCTTATGTCGCCAACAGCCAGGTTTCCCCCCGTTACTCGGCATCGGCCCGCACCATCACCGCCAAGGCGACGACTGTCGGCACCGCGCCATCGACCGGTGAAACCCGCGTCATCGTTCTGTGGTCGCAGCCGTCCGCCAACAGCCGCACTGATCACACCTACGCCGCAACGTAAGCGGATCACCTAACGCGACAACCTTGAGGGAGGATCGCATTGCATAAGGCCCACCACTGCACACCCATCCCTGACAACTCCAACCTGTGCATCCACGGCTTCGAGGAGCGTAAGCGTCTTAGGCGCGGGTATCACCGGGCGAGAAGGCAACTTGTGGGCAATGCCCGCGATGGCGCCTCTGGTGGAGGCTGCGCCGTTGCCGTCAAGCCCGAGGTCATGGAGCGCGCACTGGATAAGGCCCTACAGCCCCCCCAGATTCTATGGGGCGTATATGCCGACAGCCCGAAGCAAGGGAGGGCGTTCCTGGTCGCAAACTACGCGAAGCACGGCGTCAAGATAACACCGGGCGATATCGCAGTGTTGCGTACCAAGGCCCTGAAGCGCCGCATTCATTCGTGGACCAGCGGCATCAGCCCGGAATTCTTCACCTAACCGCGACAACCGCCCCGTTTGGCGGATCGCAAGAGAGTAACCAATGGGAGCCTCTAAGCCTAAACTAGGCCTAAATAAGGGCAATGCAGGCAAGGGCAGGCCCAAGGGCGTCCCGAATAAGCTCAACAAGCAACTCAAGGAAATGATCCTTGGCGCTTTGGAGACGGCGGGCGGCGAGGATTACCTCGTCACCCAGTCCCGAGAGAACCCCACTGCGTTCCTGACCCTGATCGGCAAGGTGCTGCCGCTCCAGCTTACGGGCGATATGAAACACGATCTAAACTTTTCGTGGTCTCCAACGCCGGGCGAGGCCATATCGGACCCGTCCAGCAAGTAATTATCCCCTACTATCCGCGCCCCATCTGGCTCGGGTTTCATCAGTCCAAGGCCCGCTGGCGCGTAGCCGTGGCTCATCGCCGTGCGGGTAAGACCGTCGCGTTCATCAATGAGGCCTTAAAGGGCGCTCTCACATGCACGCTGCCGAATCCCCGGTTTGGCTATGTCGCCCCGCTTCTGAGCCAGGCCAAGTCGGTCGCATGGGATTATGTCCGCCAATACTGCGCCCCCATACCGGGCGTGAAGTTCAATGAGACGGAACTGCGGGCTGACCTGCCGAATGGTGGCCGCGTTCGACTGTTTGGCGCAGACAATTTTGACGCTCTGCGCGGTATGTATTTTGACGGCGTTATTCTTGATGAGTTCGGGGATATGGACCCTCGCGCTTGGACTGAGGTTATTCGCCCGCAGCTGTCTGACCGTAATGGCTGGGCTGCGTTCGCTGGTACGCCCCGAGGCAAGAACACGTTCTATGACCTGCGCAACCGGGCCAAGGCCGGTGACGAAGGCTGGTCCCTCTGGGAACTGAAGGCGAGCGAGACCAAGGTGCTGTCAGAATCTGAACTGACAGACGCCCGCAATTCGATGGACGAGGCCGCATTCCTGCGGGAATACGAGTGCAGCTTCGACGCTGCCGTGGCCGGGGCCTATTACGCCAAGGAAATGGCCGACGCAGAGGCTGGCAAGCGCATCTGCCGCCTGCCTATCGAGCCCACGGTCAAGGTCGATACCGCCTGGGACTTGGGCATAGACGACGCCACCGCCATCTGGTTCATCCAGGACATCGGCCAGGAACGGCGCATCATCGACTATCTGGAAGTGTCCGGCGAGGGCCTGCCCCAGATCGTCAAGCAGCTGGACGCCAAGCCTTACCGCTACGGCAGGCACATCCTGCCCCATGACGTTGAGGTGCGTGAGCTTGGTTCGGGCAAGTCCCGCAAGCAGACCCTGGAAGAATTGGGGCTCAGGAACATAGACATTATTCCCGCCATGGAAGTGGCGGACGGGATCAACGCGGTGCGGCTGACCATCCCGAAATGCTGGTTTGACGCGGACCGCTGCGCCCGAGGCATCGAGGCGCTGAAGCAATATCGCCGCGAATGGGATGGCAAGCGCCAGACATGGCGTGAGCGGCCCTATCACGACTGGACATCACACGCATCCGACGCCTTCCGGTATCTGGCTCTGAGCCAGAGGCCCGTGAAGCAGGACAAGAAACTCATCCTCCCGGCCTTCGGCGCCGTCTAAAGGAACCCCCCACATGGATCTACACTTCCGCAACGCAGACGGCATAAATTCCGATCCCGTCTCGCTTGCAAAGCCGCTGCCCGTTTTTATCGCCCCGGAATCATCGCTGTATGAAGTCTCCGGCGTTGCGATTGCCACGGCTGGCGGGGCTGCTGCCGCGTCCTATGCCAAGGATGACACGATAACGATTGCGGGCGGCACCTACACCTCGCAGGCATCGGTAACGGTTGCCGCCTCCAAGCTGGTCGGCATCTCGGTAAACGCAGCGGGCACGGGTTACGCCCCGGATGACACGCTTGCCTTATCGGGCGGCACGCAAACGACCGCCGCGCAGCTTACTGTCACCAGCACCAAGCTCGCCAGCCTGGCCCTGAATGCTGCCGGTACGGGCTACGCCGCCACCAATACCATCGCGCTGACGGGTGGCACGCAGACAACGCCTGCCCAGTTGACGGTCGCAACCACAAAGCTGATTTCAGCGGCTGTCCTTGCGGCGGGTACGGGCTATGTCCCGGACGACACGATCACCCTGGCTGGTGGCACGGCTGGGACCAAGGCCATTCTCACCGTCACCCACACCAAAGTCATCACGGCAGCCATCGTTTCAGGCGGCACGGGCGGCACGCCGGGAGCGGTCACCATCACCGGCACGACCGGCACCGGGACGAAGTTCGAGGCCACTGGCACAATCGGCGGCGACGGCATTCTGGCCGGAGACCTGGTTGTCACGGTTGCGGGCGACTACACGGTCAATCCCACCGATATTGCGGTGGAGCCTGTAACGGGCGGGAGCCTGTCCGGTGCGACCGTAATCCTGACGCTGGGCGTGCTGACATTCACGGTCACCAACGCCGGTTCCTACACCGTCAATACCGCGTCATTCACGCAGGATGCCACCTCCGGCACCGGCACGGGCGCGACATTCAACACCGCCGTCTTTGGCATCAACACCTTCACCATCACGGCGGCTGGCGTCTTTACGTCCAATTCGTCCACCTTCACCCAGGCGTCAACCTCCGGTTCCGGCACCGGGGCGACCTTTCAGACCGCCGCATACGGCATCAGTGCCGTTTCCATCAGCGGCGCGGGCGTGTTTACGGCCAACAGCCTGACCTTCACGCAGGCTTCCACCTCCGGCGGCGGCAGCGGCGCTACCTTCAACACCGCCTATTTCGGGTTACAGGCGATTGCGCTGACCACAGCCGGTACTTACAGCGTCCAGCCAGAAAATCCCGCCGCGCAGGATGCATCGTCCGGCTCGGGTACGGGCGGCGAGTTCACCCTGACATTTTCCGCCCTTCCGCAAGCCAACGTCGGCGCGAATGTCGCGTCCAAGCAGGTAACAGTTGCCGACACCGCCACGCTGATCGTTGCCGAGCGGGTTGGCCGGGAGTCCGTCACCATCACCCAGCATGGCTCCACGGCGCTGTATCTCGGCCCGGCAGGCGTCACCGCGACCACCGGCATGGTTCTGGTCGGCACCGCTGGCGCATCGCACAAGTTCGACACCACTTCGGCCATTTACGGCGTCACGGCATCAAGCACATCCGTAGTCGGCGCGCTTGAGGTCTTTTAGTGGCGTATACCGAAGCGGTTGAAGAGCCTGAGAAGGCGTCTGAAACCAAGGCTGCATCGATTGACCTGTTGCCGCTGGTCCACGCCGAGATGCAGCGCGCCATTGGCTTTGAGCAGGATGCGGACCTTACCGCCGACCGCGAACGGGCGCTGAGTTATTACAAGGGCGATGTCTCCAAAGACATCCCGACCCTGCCGAACCGCTCCAAGGCTGTCTCGTCGGACGTTTCGGACGCCATTGAGACGCTTCTGCCCGACCTGATCGAGATATTCATTGGCGGCGATGATGTCGTGGCATTCATCCCGCAGACTGCCGAGGATGTTGAGACGGCGGCGCAGGAAACCGCCTATCTGCATCATGTCGCATTCCAGGAAAACCCCGGCTTCCTCAATCTCAATACCGCCATCAAGGACGCGCTGCTTCTCAAGGTGGGCGTGGTCAGCTGGGACTGGAAAGAGGACATCGAGGACCAAGAGCATCAGTTTACCGGCAAAAATATCGTGGAGTTGCAGCTTGCGGCCCAGGATGGCGAGGTTTCCAACGTCAAGCCGGAGACGGAAGGCGTTGATCTTCGGAGCGGCGAGCAGACCTACAGCTTCACGCTGACCAAGACCCGCGACTGTTCCAAGGCCGAATGGTGGTGCGTTGCTGCGGACGATTTCGCCGCATCTGCCGATACCGTCAACATCGCGGACGCGACCTATACCTGTGAGAGGCAGCGGCCCCGCGTTCAGGATCTGATCGCCCAGGGTTTCGACGCGGACAAGGTTCTGGCGCTCCCGCCCTACGCATTCGGGGATGACCAGGAAATACAGCAGGCCCGCGACACGGCGGGCGAGAGCGATACCGGGGTCGATAACAACACCGACCCGAACCTTCGACAGGTTGAAATCCGCCGGCACTGCATCCGGGTGCTGGGCAAGGACAACAAGCTGGAACTGCACTGCATCTACACTGACGCGGACGCCACGGTTGAGATTCACCGCGAGGAGATCAACGAAATCCCCTATGCGGTGGGCTCGCCGTATCTGGTGCCGCACCGCCTTATAGGTCGCTCGGTTGCCGATCTTCTGATCGAGGTGATGAAGATCAAGACGGCGCTTTACCGCATGGTGCTGGACTCGGGGTATTTCGCCCTGAACCAGCGCAGCGAAATTGCGATGGACCGGGCCAATGATTTCACCATCTCGGACCTGCTGCGCAATGAGCCGATGGCGCCGGTTCGCTCCAAGTCGGGCGATGCGGTCAGGCCGCTGGTGGCGGGTCCGCTGAACTTCGACCCCTACAAGGCCATTGAGTTCTTCTCGACTGTCGCGGAAAGCCGCACAGGCGTTGTCCGCAACGCACAGGGGCTAAACCCCGACACGCTGCACGATACCGCCAAGGGCGCGATGATGCTGCTGAGTGCCGCCCAGAAGCGCACACGGATGATTGCCCGTGTCCTGGCCGAGACGCTTATCAAGCCGCTGTTCCTTGGGCTTCACGCCTGTATTCGCGAAAACTCGCAGGCCGAGAGGCAGGCGCGGCTGCTGGGCAAGTGGGTTCCGGTCAGCCCCTCACGCTGGTCCACCCGCAACGCCATGACCGTGGAAGTCGGGCTGGGCGCGGCTGGCAAGGAAGCCGAGATCGCGGCCATCAACCAGATCGCCATGGATATGCAGGAGATCGTCAAGGTTCAGGGCGGTGGGCAGGGTCCGCTGGTGACCATGCAGAACGTCTACAAGCTGGTGACCGACAAGGCCAAGAAGCTGGGCGTCAAATCGCCCGATGAATACTACACCGACCCCGCATCTGAGGAAGGCCAGGCTGCGATGGCGGCGATGGGCCAGAAGCCCGATCCCGACATGGCTAAGGTCCAGATGGAGGGCCAGATGGCGCAGGCCCAGATGCAGCAGGACGGGCAGATCAAGTCGGCCCAGATAGCGCAGGATGCACAGGCCAAGATGGCCCAGACGCAGGCCCAGAACGCGATGGACGAGCAGCGCATGACGCGCGAGTTCGAACTGAAGCGGTATCAGATCGAGGCCGAGATGGCACTGAAGGAACGCCAGCTTGTCGCTGAACTGGACCTGAAGGAACGCCAGATGATTGCCGAGATGGCGATGCGCGAGCGGATGAATGTCCAGAAGGTCGAAACCGGGCTGACCAGCAGCGTGCAAATGGGAGGCGATCCGGGGTGATGCGCATGAAATCCAACAATGCAGCCGAGTGCATCGGCGCAGCGTACCTCGCCCTGTTGTCAATTCCCCACAATCATCCGGCCCGTCTCCGGTTGCAGTCAGTCCTGGCGACCGTTCGTGATGAGGTTGCCGAGATGACCGGGCTTTCGCCAGAAGAAGTCCAGGCATCCTTTGAGACCACAGTGCTGCATTGACCGAAGAGCAGGCGCGCAAGGCTCAGTCTCAGGGCCGCGAGTTTCCTGAGACCATGGAAATCCTTGGCCGCGTGCGTGAGGCGCTTGCCGCGCAGGTTTTCAAGACCCCGATCAGCGCCGCGCAGCAGCGTGAAGACCTTTACACCCGCGTACAGGCGCTAGACGCCCTGCGCACTGAAATGGCGACCGTGCTGGCTTCCAACGCCAGTGAGAAGGCAATCGAAGCCTACGCCGAGAGTATCGCGACAACCGGCCAATCCTAGCCGGATCGCATTTCCCCAAGGTGAAACATGACCCCTGACGCTCCTGCGGCAGACAATGCCCCTTTGACTATTGACCAGGCCATTGCGTCATTAAACGCGACAGAAAAGAAAGACGAGGCGCCGGTACAGTCCGACGCAGCCTCACTAGAGGGACCGAATACGGAGGCCGAACCAGCGGCCACCGACGCCAGCGAGCCGGAAACGGTAGCCGATGGCGACAATGCGGAAACGGAAGAAGGCGAGGCTGAGGGGGAACCCGAACAGCACGCCATCGAGCCGCCGCGCTTCTGGGACGCTGAAGCAAAAGAACGCTTCCGCGAACTACCCCGTGACCTTCAAGAGTTGGTGCTTTCGAAGGAGACCGAACGCGACAGAGCAACCTCCCGCGCGATGCAGGAAGCTGCCGAGAGGCGTAAGGCCGCAGATGGCGAAGCATCCCGGATAAGCCAGCTTAACGGCGTCCTGGACAAGCTGCTCCCCCAAGCAATCGAGACGTTCAAATCCCGATGGGATGGCGTCGATTGGAATGCCGTCGTTGACCAGTACGGTGCCGAACAGGCGCTCAAGCTGCGCAACGATTTCGAGAAAGAGCAAGTCGTGGTTCAGCAGCTTCAGGCTGCCAAGAACAACGCCGAGCAGGTTCAATACCAGCGATACGTCGAAGCGGAGTCCTCAAAGCTCCCACAACTGTGTCCCGAATTGGCAGACGCCAAGGAAGGGCCTTCGCGCCGCGCGGCATTGGGCAAATTCTTGATCGACAGCGGCGTACCACCCGAAGCGATCCGGCATATTTCGGCACAAGAGACGGCGATTGCTTACGACGCCATGCGTTGGAGACAGGCCCAGGCGAGTGCCAAGGCCAAAACCTCCGCTCCCCCGACACCGGCAAGACAAAACACGCAGCCCAGGCCGTCCGTGCGTCCCACGGCGTCTCCGGCTCGCGCCCCCGAAACCGCAAGGCTCAAGTCACTCGAAGGAAGGTTCGCTCAGAACCCCTCGATTGAAAACCTTGAAGCCCTGCTCAATGCATAAGGACTAATACAATGGCCGCTCCCACTGGTGCTAATACCACCCTCGTCAATATCGGCAACCGCGAAGACCTGGACAACAAGATTCACCGCGTTGCGCCGGAAGAAACCCCGTTCATGTCCAATATCGGTCGCGTTGACGCGAAGAGCGTGACGCACGAATGGCAGACGGAAACCCTCACCAGCCCGTCCGCCACCGCCCAGCTTCTGGAAGGTGATGACGTCACCACGCTGGACAACCCGAACCTCACCACCCGTCTGGGCAATATCTGCCAGATCAATGGCAAGAAGTTTGGTGTTACCGGCACCCAGCAGGAAGTGGACTCCGCTGGCAATTCCGGCAGCCTGACCCGTCAGCGTATCCTCAAGGGCATCGAGGCCCGCCGTGACGCCGAGCTGCGCTTCACCGGCAACTACGCCACCGTGACGGAAAGCGGTTCCACCGCCCGTAAATCCGGCGGCGCGCTGGCTGGCATCACCAGCAACGTCAGCCTCGGCGCTGGCGGTTCGGTCACGGCCATCAGCGGCTCGACCTGGGCCGCTGCCACCCCCGGCACCACCCGCACCTTCACCGAGGCGCTGGTCAAGTCGGTTCAGTCGGCGGCGTTCTCGGCTGGTGCGCGTCCGAAGATGGCGATGATGGGTCCGACCCAGAAGCAGGCATGGTCGGCGTTCACCGGCGTTGCCTCGATCCGCAAGGACGCTCCGGGCGACAAGATGGCGACCCTGATCGGCGCTGTCGATGTCTATGTCTCGGACTTCGGCAACCTGTCGCTGGTTCCGCATCCCTACGCGCTGACCACTTCGGTCATCGGCATCGACCCCTCGATGTGGGCGGTTGGCGTGCTGCGCGGCTGGAAGACCCAGAAGCTGGCGAAGATCGGCGACAGCGACCGCGAGGAAATCCTTTGCGAACACACCTTGGTGGCTCGCAACGAGAAGTCCTCCTGGGCGATCCACGCCGTCTAATGAACTGCGGGGCGGCTCATTGTGGGTCGCCCCATTTTTCCAGAGGAGTTTGAATGGCCCGCCCTAAAAACGCAGCCGCCGTCAGCGCTGTCCCGGAAGTTGAGGATTTTGAGACGCCGGTCCACGTTGTCAAAGCGGACGAAGACGCCCCCGATGGCACTGTCAAAGTACGGGTTTTGCCGAAGGGCGCAGGCCGCATTGCGACCGGCCATTACGACCGGCAGCTGAACGTCTTCACCTATCACGACAAGGGCGACCATCTGTTTTTGCATCCTTCCATTGCCAGGGTGCAGGAAGATGCCGGGTTTGTGGAGATCGTGAGTGGCGCGTAAGGAGTTTCTGCTCCGCTCAAGTTCAGGGATTGACCATTTTCTGCGCCATGAGGGCGATGGCTCCATTCATCTCGAATCCCATCAGGATGCCGAGCCGTTCCTTGACGTTAACAAGGCCCAATACACCCACAACGATGGCTACAACCCGGATCGCACCATGCGCCGGGCGGCGAGCATCCCGTCAATCCTTGTCTACAAGTGGCTGTTGGAGGAGGGGTGGAACGCGGCTGATCCTGAAAACTGGGACAAGCTGAAAGAAAAGCTCAATTCATCGGAATATCTCTATCTGCGCACGGCGCCGGGGAGGCTTTAAGTGGCGCTAGATACCTATTCCGGGCTGAAGGCTACGGTTGCGGATTTTTTGAATCGGACGGATTTGACAGCGGCCATTCCCGGCTTCATCACGCTGGCCGAGGCGCAGATCAATCGCCGCATGATGAAAGACGGCCCGGTGCGCCAGATGATGGCCCGCGCGGACGCGACGATTGACGACGAGTATGTGGCCGTGCCGACCGACTTTCTGGGCACGCGCGCCATTTACATGACGGACGCCGACCCGGCCTATCTGCTGCAATATCTCGATCCTGAAAAGATGATCGACATCAAGTCCAGGACCGTCACCCCCAGCGGCCCGCCGAAGAATTTCTCGGTTGTCGGGAGCGAGTTCCAGTTCTACCCGTGGGCCGGTGGCTCCTATGCCGGTGAATTGACCTACTGGCAGAAAATCCCGGCGCTTTCGGACACGGCCACATCGAACTGGCTGCTGACCGATCACCCCGATATTTACCTGTATGCGGCGCTGCTTCAATCGGCGCCCTATCTCAAGGACGACGAAAGACTGGCGGTTTGGGGTCGCCTCTTTGTCGAAGCCATCAATGATCTGGTGGTGGCTGACCGGCTTGCCCGTTCCGCGCCCCACATCGCCATTCCGATCCCGTTCGGGAACGCCCCCTAAAAAGAGGTCTGCCACATGGCAAACGCTATCTATCCGAAATACAAGGAAGCCCTTCTGACGGGTTCCTCCAATTCCTCGCTGACCGTGGATGACACCACGGACGGCACCTATGTCGCGCTGGTTGATACCGGCACCTACAGCTACTCGGCTGCGCATCAGTTCTACAGTTCACTGTCGGGCATTGTCGGCACCCCGCAGCGCATCGCGACCCCGACCGTCACAAGCGGCACCTTCGACGGCGACAACGTGACCTTCACGGCTGTCTCCGGCAACGACGTTGAGGCGCTGGTGATCTACCGCAAGAACAGCGGCGCGGACACGACATGGCGGCTGGTCGCCTATATTGATACATCGGTTACGGGATTGCCGGTCACCCCGAATAGCGGGGACATAGACATTACCTGGAACGCATCAGGCATATTCACGCTGTAAGGACCGGGTTCATGCGGCGCATCGGCTCCTTGCGCCTGCACAAGCAGTTCCCCCGCGTCTGGCTGATATGGGGGCCGGGCTTTGCCTTCCAGGCTTACTTCTATCCCTGCGTGTCGTTTGGCATCCACTTCGATGCTTCCCGCCTGCTGCTGGATATTCATTTCCTGTTTTTCACGCTCGCCATAGGGAAGCGGGCGCACATCACGAACAAGGAAGACAGGACGCGCCATTCCAGCCGTGGCTTCATGTTTGAGACGGATCCGAAGGCGTGGCTCTAGATGGCAACTACTGGATTTGTCCTTGGTACGGCCAGTGCGAACGTCACAGGGTCATGGTCTAACCTCGCCAATGTTCTGGCCGAGGACGACACGACCACATCGTTTACGACCACGACCAAGAGCGATGACCGGCTTTTCCGGGTTTATACCTTCGATTTCGATACCCTGCTGCCAGCCAACTGCACCATCAATGCGGTCAACTGGAAGCATCGGGGATCGAGATCAACCGGCGGCACGCTAGAGGCGTGGCTTCGGACGGGTTCATCGGACGGCACCGCATCCGGTAACGCGAACACCTCGCTCACCACGGTCACGGTCAGCGGCGCGGCAAAGCCTGGTGGCGGTTCGTGGGTTCGTGCCGATCTCGTCAACTCCGCCTTTGAGGTCCGCTGCCGGGGCCTGCAGCCGAACAACACGACATCGCGGACATACAGCTTCGCGTGGGTTGAGGTTGAGGTTGATTATACTGAGATTGTGGCGCCGACCGTCACGACGGCTGCGGTCTCGGACATTCTCATCGTCACCGCGACGGGTGGTGGCAACGTCACGGCGGACGGTGGCGCGACCATCACCGAGCGCGGCGTTTGCTGGAATACCAGCACCACGCCGACCACGGCCAACAGCAAGGCGACCGCAGCCGGGACAACCGGGGCATTCACCGCCTCGCTGACAGGGCTTTCGGCGAACACGCATTACTACGTTCGCGCCTATGCCATCAATTCAATCGGCACCAGCTACGGCTCGCAGGAGGAGTTCGATAGCCTTGCCAGCACCGGATACGGCGCGGGCAATTACGGGTCGGGGACATACGGACCCAGCGCAGGCGGCGTCACGCTTACGCCGAGCCTGTTTGTCAGTTCGGCCACGTTCTACAGCCAGACGCTGGCCGCATCGTACCGCCTCACCGCAGCCTTGTTTGCGGATGGTGACACGTTTCATTCGCCAACGGTTGCGCCCGGAAGCGTGGCCCTTACTCCGGCCCTGTATTCGGACGGAGACACGTTTTATAGCCATTCGCTGGCGGCGTCTTACAGCCTCACCGCATCACTGTTTGCGGACGGGGACACGTTCCACACAGCAACGGTTGCACCCGGTGGCGTAACCCTTACGCCGTCCCTGTTCTCGGACGGTGACACGTTCTACGGCCCGACGGTATCAAGCGGCCAGTCCATCCTTGCGCCGGACCTTTATGTAGACGGCGACACGTTCCATGCGGCGACAGTCGCACCTGGAAGCGTAACGCTTGCACCCTCGCTGTTTTCAGACGGGGACACGTTCCACGCGGCGGCGGTTGCGGCATCGTATGGCTTGGCCCCAAGCCTTTACACTGATGCGGACACGTTCTTCGCCGCATCGGCCTTTGCGTCTTATGGATTAGCGCCGTCTCTGTTTGCAGACGGGGACACGTTTTTCACACCGACCGTTACGGCGAGTACTCAGGGCGCAACACTATCGCCTGGGATTTTCGTCAGTGCGTCGGAGTTTTTTGCGGCTGCGGTCCGGTTCCCTATCGGCAACGGCTGGTATCGCGTGCCGGTTAATAGCGCGGCGTGGAGCGGCGCTTCGCCCGATTCTGACATTTGGACGCCAGTCACCCCGGCAGAAACGCCATGGGATACGCAGGCCCAATCAACCGATCCATGGACGCCGGTAACACCCGGCACATCCACTTGGGATCAAAGCTAACTGGAGTCACGGCATGGCAACAACGACAACCAACCTGCGGCTGAAAAAGCCGGAGGTGGGAGCGGATTCTGACGTTTGGGGCGGCTACTGGAACGACAATGCCGACGCACTCGACGCGCTGCTCAATGGGGTACTCTACGGCCTCACGCTTTCGACGGCTGGATCGTCAACGACATTCGCCGTTGCTGCCGGTGGCGCTTCCGGGATGGTGCTGGCATCGTCCATCTCCAAGACGACCGGATCATGGTCCGTCGGATCGACCAATGGATCGCTTGACACCGGCACGGTCGCGAACAGTACATGGTATCATGTTTGGCTGATCCAGCGGGTTGATACAGGTGTGGTGGACGTTCTCACATCGCTATCGGCAACGGCCCCCACCATGCCCGCCAATTACACCATCAAGCGCCGCATTGGCTCGATGAAAACCAACGGGTCCGCACAGTGGACGGCATTTAGCCAGAACGGGGACGAGTTTCTCTGGCTTGCCCCGGTCGGAGACGCCGACACCGTCACGCCAGCCAACACAAGCGCCGCGAGCCTTACACTAACGGTCCCCACGGGCGTCAAGGTTGATGCACGCTTTACTTTCGAACTGGATTGGGTGTCCGGCGCGCCAAACGGTTATATCTCATCGCTGGATCAAACCGACATCTCTACCGGGTTCATCGGCCCGTATGTGACAACCGACAGCCAATCTTCGATTGTTGACATGGAGGTGCGGACAAACACATCCGCGCAAATCCGCGTCCGCTTCAACGCGACGACTTGTGTTTACTATTGCTACACGAATGGCTGGCGCGACTCTCGCGGGAGGAACGGCTGATGTATATCCAGCGCAACCAACAGGGTGAAATCAGCGGCGCATTTGCCAACCGTCAAGACGGCTATGCGGAGGAATATGTCGCTGAAGACGCGCCTGAGCTTGTGGCGTGGCTGGAAGCTGTACGGGCAGCGCGGCTGGGGAACTAGGCCGCAATGGCGCGCTTTCCCCTGTCTTACCCTCCCGGCGTGTTCCGCAACGGCACGGATTACCAGAGCCAGGGCCGGTTCTATGACGCCTGGGGCGTCCGCTGGCACGGCAAGTCGTTTGGGCCCATTGGCGGCTCGCGCCCGCGCGGCACCGATACGGTTGACGGCACGGCCCGCGCTGCCCATGCGTGGAAGGATAACAGCAACAATACATGGATCGGGATTGCCTCGGACGAGGGGCTGTTCGTTTCAAACCGGCTGGGCGCCATAACCGACATCACGCCGGAATCCTTCACGGTCGGCGTTCCCGATGCGACGGGTGCGGGGGGATACGGCTCCGGGGCTTATGGTGCCGGTGCCTATGGCACGCCTCGCCCCGATGTGACCGAGATCATAGATGCAACACAGCCGAGCCTCGACACGTTCGGGGAAAACCTGATTTTCATCAGCCCCAGCGACCGCAGTCTTTACAAGTGGGAACTGGATGACGAAACGCCAGCGGCCGTGAATGCGGCCGCCCCCGAGGGGGACGCGCTGGTCACCACTGCGGACGATTTTATTTTTGTTCTCGGCACGGATGACCCCCGCACGATTACATGGTGCGACCAGCGCGATGACAGCGAATGGACGCCAGACGCCACCAACCAGGCGGGCAGCTTTACCCTGCACACGCCGGGGCGCCTGATGTGCGGGCGTGTCGTGTCTGGTGGAACGCTGCTGCTGACCGATGAGGACGCATGGTTGGCCGCAAATATCGGCGGGCAGCTTGTTTTCGGGTTCGATCTCAAGGGCAAGGGCTGCGGGGCAATCTCGCGCCAGTGCATGGTGCCGTTCGAGATGAGCGCGGCATGGATGAGCCCGAGCGGCTTCTGGTTCTATAACGGCTACACCCAGAAGATTGAGTGCGATGTCTGGGATTATATCCAGCGCGACATCAACATGATCCAGGCGTCGAAAATCTGGGGCGTGCATAATTCCGCCTTCTCTGAGATCGAGTGGTATTACTGCTCGGCGGAATCCAACGAAATAGACCGCTGCGTGATCTGGAATTACCGGGACAAGACCTGGAACATCGGTCGCCCGGCCCGCCTGTGCGGCACAGACGCGGTTGCGGGCCTGCAATACCCGGTTCGGGTCGGCGCGGATGGGCTGGTTTACGACCATGAGGTCGGCTTCGACTTTGACGGCGTAGAGCCTTTTGCGGAGGGCGGCCAGATCACCATCGGCAACGGCGACAACACCTATGATGTCATGGGGATATACCCCGATGAAATCACGGTCGGGGATGTCATCGTGTCGTTTAACGCCAAGAACGAACGCGGCGACACATACACGGAATTTGGGCCATACACTGCGTCGTCGCAGACGGACACGCGGTTCAATGCCCGGCAGGTGCGGACGAAGTTCACGGCCAATTCCATGACGCAGTGGCGCGTTGGCACCCCGGCCCTTGAGATCAAGATGGCGAGCAAGCGGTGAACCTTCCCCGCCCGCCTGAAGCCTATGATCCGAACGATCAGGCGCAGACGCGGGTTATTATCGAGGCGGAAGACCGGCGCAACCTGAAGACAAACACGATATTTGACTCGATCACGCTTCGGGACACCGTGACGGGCAGCATCGTCAAACTGACGGTCGAATCCGGGGAAGTTGTCATAACGTGACGGCAGCGCAGGAGGCGTGGGCGCGGTGCAGACATCACATTGTCGCCGCGCTTCAAACCGCGCCCGGCTGTGAAACCATCGAGGATGTGGAAGCCTGCATCGCGGACGGCAGTTACATATTCTTTGCCGGTGAGCGGTCGGCCTTCATTGCCGAAGTCGTGCATTTCAAACGCAAGACGGCGTTTTTCATCCATCACGGCGGCGGTGATCTGGATGAGCTTGTGAACATGGAGCCGAAGATTGTCCACCTCGCCAAGGAATTGGGGTGCGATCTGGTTATGGGCTCAGGACGCGAAGGCTGGAAGCGGGTGTTTCAAAAACACGGCTACCGCCTCGCTTGGATAGTTATGGTCAAGGAGTTGTAAATGTCGGGCGGAAGCAAAACAACGAATTCAACCTCCACCCAGGAGGCCACCTCGAAAAACACGATTGACCCGCAGCAGTATCAAATGCTGATGGACAATTACGCATCGGCCCAGCAGAACGCCGACACCCTCACGCCGTACACCGGCACAATGGTCGCGCCCGAGAACCCGTATTTGACGCAGGGGTATAACGGCCTGCTGGACGTAGCGGGCAGCAATACCGGGACAACCACGCAGGCGCGCGATGCGCTATCCGGCATTCTCCAATACAAGCCGCAGAGCATTACCGCCCCGACTGCGGCGGTCCCCGGCCTGGTGACCGCCTACAGCGTCAGCAGCAACCCGATCATTGCCGATTTGCTGAAAAACGTGAACCTGCAAGACTATATGAACCCCTATCAGAATGAAGTGATCGACCGCTCGATGGCGGACTATCAGCGCGCCCGCGACATTCAGCAGGTCAACGATAACCAGTCCGCCACGGCGTCCAAGGCGTTCGGGGGGGCGCGGCAGGGCGTTGCCGACTCTCTCACCAATGACGCCTTTCTGCGTGCGTCTGGAACGGCGGCATCGAACCTGCGGGCATCGGGCTATGAGAACGCGCAGCGGTCGGCCTTGCAGGACATCGCCAACAAGTTCGGCGCGGATCAGTTCAATTCCAGCCAGAAGTTCGCCGCCGACAGCGCCAACGCGCAGGGGCAGTTCAACGCCGATGCCTTCAATGCCGGTATGCTTGGCGACTTCAACAAGTTCAACGCTGCCAACCAGATGGACGCGGCCAAGACCAACGCCACGAACGAACTGAACGCCATGCAGACGCAGCTTCAGGCATCGCAGCAGATGATGCAGCTGTCCGATCAGGAGCTTGCGCAGGCGATCCAGAAGGCTGGCCTTTCCATCAGTGTCGGGGAGGCCCGCCAGCAGCTGGAACAGGATATGTACATTGCGCAATATCAGGAGTTTCTGCGCCAGCAGGGCTTTGGCGAGCGCGAACAGCAGATGCTCAACGCGGCGCTGGGCTTGGTTCCGGCGCAACAGACCATAACTTCCAGCGGGTCTGGGACCGGCACGCAGACGGAGAAATCCAGCGTTGGGCTTGGTCAGATACTGCTGGCCGGTATCGGTGCGGCTGGTGCGGCGGCGGCTGGTGGAGCATTCAGCGACCGTCGCCTCAAGAAGGACATCGCGCAGGTCGGCAAAACCCCCGGCGGGCTCAATGTCTATTCGTTCAAGTACCTGTGGAACGACGAGCCGCAGATCGGCGTCATGGCCGACGAGGTTGAGAAGGTCATACCGTCCGCCGTTCTTGCGGGTCCGTGCGGCTTCAAAATGGTTGATTATTCGCAGGTGGTATAACGATGAGCATAACAAACCCCTGGGGCATGTT